AGGCACGGTATCAAACGGCATTTTGTTAAGTTTATTGTTTAACGATCTATTTATATATGTTTTGTCGTAAGCATCGGTAATTCCGTAACCGGCAAGAGTGGTTGCCTTGTCAGCTTTGAGATTAATCTTCATTGTCACTGTTTCGTCAATGTCCGTTATTTCATTATCAATGCAAGTAAGTCTATTGCTCAAATTCTCATATGTTCCACGAGCATCATACACTTCTTTTACTGTATCAGCGATAGTTCCATATGTTTTCTCTGAAATTTTAGCGTTATCAGCAATAGAAGATGTCACTTGAATCTTGAGCGGAATAGGGGTATTTACAATTACTGTCCCACCTTTTACAATGTTAAGTTCTATGCTGAGATATCCATATCTGCCATTGAAATTCTCAAGTGGAATAGTAACTATATTGTTTGTGACTGTGCAGTCAACTGCATTATTGACTAAAACATCATCAATAACAAAAATCGCAGTAACTGTGCAACCGCTTATATCAAGTTTTTCTCCATTTGCAATTATCGTGACATCAAGATATCTTGTTTTTTTGTCATTAATATTGACAATACCTGCAATTCGCTGCTCATTGCGACTGTTGATGTCGATTGTAGCAGGAATATGTTTAAGTTCCATTATCCTCTAAATCTCCTTTTGATTTTTAAAAAATCAGACATCTTGAGATTAACTTCTCCTATGCCGATTTCTGTGTATTTTTCGCTAATGCTGTCATATACTGTTTTTGTGATTTTACTTTCAATTTCTGAACCGTCTTTATGCAACACTATTACTTTGTCGCATAGCCCACATTCTTTTAAATTTGCAAGTTCCGATTCAAGCGTTACAGTAATATTAACATATTCAGTAACTTGTTCAGTATTTTTTAAATATTCTTCAACTGCATCTTTAAGCATATTTCTAACATCGTTATATCCCAAACCTGTTTGAGGATTTACTTTTGTTTTTGTAATTTTACTTGTGCAATCAAATAGATATGTCTTTTTAAAAACTGCATTCAAATTAGTTGTGTAAGGCTCTGTTGCAGTTACTGTAACTTCTTTACCCTCTGTTGTTTCGCAACGAGCATATGGCATAATGTGTGTATAATATTCATTGATTGAATTAATTTGTTTAAATTCTGATATATTTGAGCCAAAGATAAGTCTATGAGTGCCTTTACCTCTGCTTGAAAGCAGATTGACTGTAAAGTTATTACACCACAATTCTGCTTTAAAAACTGATGTCAAACCTTCTTCGTCGTTAAGTAAAATATTTTCAAATTTTTCAGCTGAATTAAAGCCAAGTGAAAATTCTCTTTTCAAATTTATATTAGAATTAAATTCAAACCAACTGTAAGGAATATTTTTGTACCATACTTCATATTGAAGATTAGAAATAATTGAAGCAGGAGCATCTTCTTTTGAATAATTAAAATACATAGGTACGGTACCGTTTTGAAAGAATAATCTTGATATATGACTTCCTGATACAGTCATATCGCCATATTTATCAATTTCTATTTTTTCAATATAGAATACCTGTGGTTCATCTTGTGAATTAGCTTTTGCTTTTATGTAAGCACCATTTTTGACTTTATCAATTAATCTATCTGTACTTTTAATCTTTGCTTCAAATGTATATATGCCATTGCGTTCTTCTGTTACTAAAAATTCAGTACATTCAGTAATAAATCCGTAGCCGTTAGTGTTAAATGATTCTGTAGAATTTTGAACACTGTCATAAAGCAGTGGATACATTATAATCGCCTCCATCGTGGTATAATTTCAATTGTATTGAAAGCATTACTTTTTTGAGATAGCAATTTAATTGTATTCCAACCGGGGTGTAGCTTTGGAAAATAATTACACTGCAAGTAATTATTCATATCTGACAATCCACAGTAAGCTGAATGTAGTTCTGAATCAAGTTCAACAATGCTTTCACCGCTTGAAAAAACAGTTTTTATTTGCATAAGTGTGTTATTAATTTCTAATGATACATCTTGATTGTAAGACAATTTTATATATGGTGCAGAATCAAATTTTTCAGGATTATAAATATTGATTTCTGCTGTAGATGATGCGGGTAGGTTATACATTATAGCTTTCTGACCTTCGTCACTATACCAAAAAGCTTGTCTTGAAAAATTTAAAATTGTTGATACACATTTATCTGCTTTATATTCTATTTTATCAATACTCTTACAAATTGCTTTTGTGAAATAGCCATTATTATATGTATCTCGCAATTCTTTGTACGTGCAATCAAAAGTTGCAAATTCTTCTGCAAGCATATGTATAAGAGTTTGAGTATTGTTATATACAAGCCACGGAAGACTGTTGATTTCATACGATACATCTATATTTTCGTAATAACCGTTATCGCTGATTATTCCACCGTCTTTGCCGTATATGTCAACTATCTCAAATTTTCTGTTTGATATATGATAAAAAGGTGCATTTGCTATGCAAAATCCGAGTTTGCGCAGGCTTGTGCCGTTGTATTCTAAGTTGTGCATATAATCCGCCTCCTTAACATTCTTGGTTCAGAGTATCTATAACTGCGTGAGAAACACGCTCGTTGAAGTCGTCAATATCTAAATCATTATTTATGTTGACATTTCCATAATAGTTCAGAGCAACTCTTGGAGCATTTGTGATAACTTTATTTGTTGTACTTGATGCGGTATGGTCTAAACTTTTAATGTTATTGAACTTATCATTCAGCACATTAATATAGCCGACTGTTTCGTTAAAATCAAAGCTGCCAAGCATATCTCTCGCAATACTTTCTGTGCTTAACCTCACCTTGCTTTTGTTACCGCTAATACCAATCGCTAAGCCCTCTGTAAAATAATTACCAATTTTTTTAGCTTCCTTTGAAGGCGAATTAATACCAAGAATTTTTTTAACTGCACCAAGTGCAAGTCCGCCTATGCCTGTAGCTGTGCTCCATACATTCTTAATAGCATCGCCCAACGAAATACCATTAATAAAACCTTGAACAAAATTATTACCTGTGCTAAACAGAGATATACTTCTAACACCACTGCGAGTGCTTTTACCAATTCTTACTCCAGCTTCTCTTGCAACGCCACTGTTTCCGTCAATACCTGATGCGTAATCGTTAACACTTTTGCTGCCTATTTTGACTCTTTCATGTTGGTCACTTGCAAAACCGGACGAACCTTTTTTTGATACTTTATTGGCTGATTCATATACTGTTACAGAATTTTTATCAATACCATCAGCTACATTACTCGTTGCTTTTTCTCCTGTTTCAAGTGAATTTTGACAATATTTATTATATTCATCTTCTGCTGCTTGTAAAAGTAATTGCATATTAGTAAGATCGTCAGCAGTATAGTAATCTGTTTTTCCTTCTGCAATTGCTTGTTGAATTTCAGTAAATCTCATACGATAGTTTACACATTGTTGCTTAAGTGTTTCTTCTGTTCCTGATTTTGCAGTTATAAAATCATTTTGAATTTTTCTTAGTGCATCTGAAGTATTTTCTTCATTTTCATTTAAAATTGCAGTTTGTAGGTTTTCATAATTGTCGACAACTGCAAGATATTCTTGAAGTTGTTTTTTTGCAGTTGAAACATCATTCTTTTTTATTTGTTCTAGATTTCTGGCTGAATTTAATGCGCTTTTTTTCTCACTAACTTCTTCTTTTTTTGTTGATACAAGAGATGAGATTCTAATATTTTCAGGCTCAGATTTTAATCTTTGTTGGAGTATCATTAAGTCAGTTACAGACTTGTTGTAGTCAATTTGCGCTTTAGTAGCTTCCTTCTGCGCTTTTTCATATTCAGATTGCGCACTGTCAATTGCTTTTTTCTGCGTTTCTGTATTTGTAACAGCTTCATTGTAATTTGATTCATATGCAGATAGAATATTGTTAGCTTTTTTCTTGTCGATAACTTCCTGAATAGTGTCTCTAAGGTTTTTATAATTATCAATAACGCCATCATTTAACTTAATCTCTGTGCCTGTTAAATCGCTAAGCTTTGTTGTAATGAATTTCGCCCTGTCTTCGTAACCACTATTAACTTTTCCGTTTTCGTCAACGATTTTTTGCAACTCTTCCCAGAGATTATCGTAATACTGATTTTCGCTTGTTGCTGTGCTTACTTTTTCATTACGCTTATCTATAAAAGTTTGATAACTATCTGTGAGTTCTTTGTTTTTTTCTTTTGCCACATCTATTTTTTCTTGCCATTCGTCTAACTCTTGTGAATTGTCCCGGCTTGCTTCGCTCCAAGCATAGATAGTGCCTATGAGTGTTGTCGCTATTGATACTACAGCACCGATAGCATTAGCTTTTTGTGCAAGATTTAAGCCCTCTTGAGCTAAAGCAGCCCCTTCAGTAGCTGTTTTTAACACTTTATAAGAATTAACAAGCTGTGATGTAGCTGTATATAATGCTGAAACTTTCTTGCCTGCCCAAATACCTGCTGTAAGTGAGCCGACTGTTTCCAAAACTGGAATAATCTTATCTGTATGCTTGGAGGTAAAATCACAAAGCTTTTTTACTTCGGGAAAAAGAGATTTGCCGATAGGATTAATAACATCTGTTTTTATCGTTCTTCCGAGGCTTTCCCAGTCCGACTCGACATCATCGTATTTAATGTCTTTGATTTTTTGCATTGAACCTTCAACATCTTTATAGCTGTCATTAACATCACCGAGAGAAGTTATAACTTTCAGCGCATTATCTTCACCGAGGCTCGACCACACATTTGAGGCTGTTGTTAGCGCCTCTTGGTCTGTTTTTGCGTTCTTTAAATCTTTTATTACAGAATAGAAAACATCCGCTGCGGTTGCCTTACCGTCTTTCCATTTATTAAACAATGTTGCAGTGTCTTCTGAAAAACTGCCGAGATTTTCTTCAATTCTGCCGTCAGATAATGATATTGTGAACTCTTTTACAAAGTCATTAACTTTGTCGAGATTATAAGCACCGTTTTTTGTACCGTTTTCAAGAATACTGAAAGTTTGTTCAGCCGAAAAACCTGCTTGTCCCCATATCTGAGAGTATTCAGCAAGGTTGTCTGCAAGTTCTCCACTATAATTCAAGCCGTTTTGAGCACCTTTTACGATTAAATCGAACGCATCTTCGGCAGAAAGTCCCATATTGGTGACTAATCCGTTTATACCTCTTAATGTTTCATTTATATCAAAACCATCAAAAGTATCTTGCAGAGTATATAGGTTTTCTGCCATTTCTTTAAGCTTGCTCGGGTCTGTTTCACTCGTAACCTGCTTAATTTTTGCAAGAGTATCGGCGATTTCTTCTTGCGATTCGCCAAAGTTATCTTTGTATATGTCATTAATTACACTTTTGTACTTGAGCAGTTCGTCTTTCGTTAAGCCTGTTTGTGCCTGTAATGAATTGAGAGCTTTCTTTTCACTATTTGCGCTTGTTATTGCAGCTACGGCTGAACCGCCTGCTACACCTAATACAGAGCCAATTCCTGCCGCTGTGTCAGAGATAACATCTTTAAGATTTGAAGCTGAGCTTTTTACATCGTCAAGCTCTTTTTTAAAGCTGCTTAAATCGGTTTTTTGGCTCTTATCTTCAAGGTTTTTAAATTCGTCAGCTGTATCGGCAAGCTGCTTTTCAAAGTTTTCAAGCTGACTTTTTGTTTTTTCAACTTCACGCTGATATGCTCGGAATTGGTCTGTTGAAATTTCGCCGTTTTTAGCCTGCTCTTTTACTTGTTCTTCAACATCAACAAGTTCTTTAAGTGCATTGGTGCTGTTATCAATCTGCTCACGCAAAACATCTTGCTTTTGTGCCAGCAGAACTGTATTATCCGGATCAAATTTAAGCTGATTGTTAATAGTTTTCAATTCCGCTTGCAATGAGCGTGAAGAGGATTGTATATTCTTCAACGCTTTTTGCAAGTCCGTTGTTTCGCCTGCAATTTTAACTGTAATGCCTTTAATAGTTGACGCCATATATATCCTCCAATCTTTTGTAATCACTCATCCATTCAGAATATTGCTGATAAGTAATATTTCCGCTGTTGTATTTTTCTTCAACGAATGGCAACACTGATTTAAGTTTCAAGTATTTTTCTTCATCAGCGTGTATGTTCTGATTGTTTTTGAGCTTGTAGTAAGTATCAATGTAATCTAAAATAAAACCAATCGAAAAAATTTTTATATCAGCGACAGTCAGACCGCATTTGACGGCATAGGATAAAATCTCCTGTGCCGTCATTTGTACTCTCAGACTGCTGCCGCTGTTGCTTTTTTTGAGCTGGTTTTCAGTGATTCTACAATGAGGTCAACAAGGGGCTGTGCTGTTGATATTACTTCTCCAATGCTATACTGCTTTGAAAATTCTTTGATTGGTTTTATTGTATCGTCTGCAGATTTAGCCGCTGCCCATAAAATGCGCACAGTTGAGCTGTACTGTACTTTATTTGGATTAGCTGTCAACATATCTACATCTTTGAGAAAGCTGTGCCCTTTAAAATTATCTTCGTAGATAAGCATAGTATATGCTGTTACTTCAACTTCAAGTTCTTTCTCACCGACTTTAATTGTTTTATTCATTATACTTCTCCTTTAACTGTCGGTGTTACAACTGCTGTCGGCAATGTGTCTTCGTACGAAGTATATCTTACAAAATCATTGTCCGGGCGTGGTTTTGAAGTGATTGTAAATGTCGGAAACTGCGGATCAAAGTTACCCTCTGATGTCTTATCGTTGCGTGTGGCTCTTGTAGATGCAACGCAGTCGAAGTATGTGTCAATTTCATAGAGTTTGTCGCTGTCATAACGCTCTTTAGCAACAAGTAAAGCAAAGCGAGGCAATACGCTGATTCCGCCTTTTTCAATAAATCCGCCTTCGGTTGCCTCTGAATTGCCGTACCAGTCCTTTTCAATGTCGTCAACGATAGCAATAAGTTCAAGACTGATGTTGTAGCCTGCATTGTTATTTGCAACTATAACAGGCAAACCGTCTGCATATACGGTAGTTGATTCACCACTTGGCTCTGCACCGACTGTTCTGCCGCCTGCTTTGTCGGACTTAAACCATTTAACCTCGCTATATGTAATTTTGCCTTCTGTTGTTTCTGTAAGCATAGCATAGCCTACTTTTGCGATTGTTTTGTTCATAAGATAATCTCCTTCGTTATTTTCTTTTAATTCCTCCACCCATTGCCTTTGAAGAGAGAATTAGTTTTTTAACTTCGTTTTCAAATTCTTTGTGAATTTGCTCGCTTGCAGGAGCAATGTGCACTTTTGGCATTACAGTTCCGCCTTTTCTGCTTGCGTGAGGTTTTTCGAGCAAGTGTGTAAGCCTGTATTCTTTGCCTGAGGCAAAGACCGTCTTTTCATAGTAAGCATTAAGTTCGTTTGTAACTTTTACTTTGAACGATCTGCGATATTTTTTCTTTTGCCAACAGGTGCCGCTTTTTTAATTGCTTCTTTAAGCTCATCTGCTTTAGTATCAACAAGTTGTATTACGCCCATTTGTATGTCTGCCGTATACCCTGCAACTTCACGAGATATAGTTTCGCCAATTCTGTCGATACCGCATTTTTTGTTGCTCATATTCTGTAATCAACTCTTACTTCATAATATGATACACACATTTTTTCTGCCGCAATCCACGCTCGGTTAGTCTTTTTCCAAACAAGATTATTGCTATTAAGCCATTCTGCAAATTTTTCTTCGCTTGCATGGTCTGTTCTGTCTGTATATAGCTCAATATCAATCTTGCTATATAAAGTAAAAATAACTTTTCCGTCTGCATATACATTTTTATCTTCATCTTTGAAATATGCAATAAACGGAGTTTCAACCGGCTTGCTAAAATCAGCCTCAGCAACTTTGAAGTTACAAGTTTCAAGTAAGCCGACAAATTCGTCATAATTTTTAAAAGTCATTTGCTTTCTCCTTGTATAAGCCTCGGCAGGACAAAGATAAAATAGTGCAAGGCGGATTTTTGCATCTGTCATGCTGAACCTGCTCAATTTTGTATCTTGTGCAGTCAATTACCAAAGCCATATCCGGCTGAATTTTCTCATCACAATGTATATGTATCACTTTTGATAATTCAATATCATTTTGTTTTGCGCCGTAATAACGAGTAACTCCAACTTTTTCGTTGCCAAAGCGATACTTTCGTGCTGTGTTAGCAATAATAGTATCGTTTTCGTCTGTATCAAAAACAAAAGCCACACCGTCATTAAATGTCAAAAACTTAATATCACTTTGAGTCATAAGCTTTTACCTCATATTCTTGCCTTAACATCAAAATATCCGTTGCAAAGTTGTTGTCAAACTGTTCTGTTGCGTTGCTGTAAGCATATCGGCAGTAGTCAAACAACAAACTTCTTGCTCTTGTAGAGCGTATGAAATCCTCATCAGTTAAGGCAGGATGGAAAGAGCGGAGGTGTTGCTTGCCATTTTCAATTATGATATTAATTTTTGATTTTGCGCTATCGTCAGTTTTGATGTGTTCGCTGTCAAAATCAAGCATATTAATCACATCATCAATTAACTGTGCCATAATTCAACACCTCCTGCTTATTATGTTGATGATTTAGAATTGAGAGTAACCTCGATAGCGAGCGGTTCAAGAGCGCTGATATCAAGCTTTAAGAAATCAGTTTCATCATGCGAGAAACCTGTTGCGAATGTTTTAATTGTGTATACACGATTGTCTTCGAGAAACTGGTTCTGATCAGAGTATTCGAGTTTACCGCCCTTGCCTGTCGATACGCAGGCTTTGTATTTAGAAAGCTGGCCAAGAGCAGCAGTGCCTACTGCAATCATTTCAGACTGAAATACTCGTGTAGGATAAGGGAAAATGTTGTTTTTATAGCTACCGTCAGTAGCAAGAACTGTAGTTGCAGGAATAACCTTCGTGAGGTAATCAACAGGATTGACAATTAAGTCAACAAACGGCACTGACTTAGTTTTGCCACCTTTGCCTTTTGCAATCTTACCAATTAGAGGCATATATGACTTAATATCGAGTTTTGTAACTTTAGTCGCCGTCTTGTCAGGATATGCACCTGCGGTTACTGCGCCGTTAATATTCTTGAGAATACCAACCGGCTTGTTTTTGCCGTCACCATTGATAAAACCGTCTTCAAGTCCGCAGGCAAGAGCGTCAGCAAGAATTCTGCGAACATAAGCGTCAATGTATGTAGCTCCGAGTTCAAGCATATCCTTTGGAACAGGAATAAATGCTGTAAGCTTTGATGTTGAGAAGTCTTTTTCTTCAATAGTGCCAGCAAGTTCCTGTGCAATCTGAGAATTAAGAGCGCCCCAAGCCGCCATCTGCTTTGTATCAGTTGCAAAAATTGCTTTCACTGAGCCGTAAGTGTTTTCAATATTGATCGCATCAAGAAGCGGATGCTCATTTGAAATGTCTTCAAGAACTGTATCAATTACAGTCTGCGGAATAGTTACATCAAGACCTGCAAGGCTCTGCTTAACATCAACCGACTTAGATGCAGTTTTAATGTTGTTGTAAAAGGTCTGCTCAGCTGATGTGAGCTGGCGGAAACCTCTTTTTGCAAGGATAGCGTTGTCGGCGGTCGCACCTACTTCCGCTGCTGTGTCGATAATAGCCTGCTGAAGACTTGTAGCGTACTGCTCAAATGCAGATGTCATCTTAGCTTCGTCTTTATCTGCAAACGCTTCCTTCAACTGCTTTGCAAAATTTGTTTTTGCATTGTTGATAAAATCAAGATTTTTCATTTTTAATCTCCTTTATAAATAATTTTTGTTTTTGAAAAATGTTTCAAAAAAATCAAAGCTGTCTTTTTCGTGCTGAGTGGTGTTTGGTTCCTGTGGCGGCTTTTTACCGAGCATTTTCGTGAGTTCTGCCGCTGCTTGTTTTGCTTTAGGATTTTTTCTCTGTTCTGCTTGTTCAACAACTTCTTTTGAATCCGTTAAGTCAACAGGGTCGAGAATTTCATCGCACAAGCCGAGTTCGAGCGCCTCCTGTGCAGTAAGGAATGTTTCAGCGTCAAGCAGTGGTTCAAGGGTTTCTCTCGTAAGTTTATCACCTGCGTGTACGAGATAAGAATTAGTGCTCGCTTCGCTGATTTTATCAAGCTGTTCGGCGTATTCTCTATGTTCCTTAGCGTTACCGTAGCAAGCACCGATAGCGTGATGAATCATCATAGTTGTATTAGACGGCATTATGATTTTATCCGCTGCCATAGCTACTACACTTGCGATTGAACACGCCATACCGTCAATATACGCAGTAACAGGTACATTCTGCCTTTTTAACAGATTGTAAATAGCGACACCTTCGTCAACATAACCACCAACTGAATTGATGTACAGTTCGATACTGCTAATGGTCCCCGCTTTATCAACTGCTTTGCGGATATACTCTGCACTTGTAGTTGAACCGTAGTAATAGCCCCAACAGTCTAAATACCCCGGTTCAATTTCACCGTACAAATAGATTTGCAAGACATTTTCATCCGCAATCTGCCTGATTTTGTAGTTTCTTTCTTTCACTGAGTTTCACCACCTTTCAATGTTTCATCTGCTGTCTGATAGTTTTTTGTAATGTAATATTTCTGTGCCCATTCTTCTTCGCAAGGCAGCATTTTACAATACTTTTGAGCCTTGGCAGGTGAAAGAACACCGCTTGCTATTGATTTGTCAAGATTATTTGCATTGCTTATCGCGTCTATATGCTTAACTGTTGTTGTATCAATAAGCATATAATTGCCTTTTAAAAATTCGGAATTTCCGAATTTCTTTTTTGTAATTTCTTGTTCGAGCATTTGAGCAAGAGGATCTATTGCATTTGCGATAGCACAATCCATAGCGTCCGAAAGCATAGATGCCTCGCCACTAAGGATAGCCGGCGGAATGTGTAAAGCGTTTCCAACAGTTGCATACGCCTCTGCTCTTAGCTTTTGAATATCGGTAATTTCACTGTTTGTAGTTTTCCCTGCCTCTGTTGCAGGCTCTGTATACTTCATTCCTTTGAAAACAGGTAATACAGCATTCTTTGACTCATAATATTTTTTGAACTGCTTTCCGAGAATTTCAGAAAATGTTTCGTTAAAATCTTTATCGCCAAAGTTAAAGTTTTCAAAAGTTACTATACCTTTATGCCCTACGGCTTTATTGTAGCGCTCTTGAGCAGACATCATAAGTTGCTCGTATGTAGTGCACATTTCGGCTAATAAGCCTCTGAGAGCAAAGCTGTTGTACTTTAAGTAAATTACTTCACTTTCACTAAAAGTACGCTGATATGTAAAATTTCGGCAAGTTACACTTGTAAAAATATCATCAAAAGCAGCATATTCAGTTTTGCAATAGCTATCTGCAATGAGCAACTGATTATCAGCAGTTGAAATAATTAACAGTTCGTTGTCAAAAATTAATTTTGAAATTGCTTGTGTTAAAAACTCGACTTTCGTTTGATGTTTGTTCGGTGCATAATTCCATAGATAGTATTCGAGCCCCTTGTACTCCTTGTTATCAATTACAGTAACAAATTCGCACTTGGCAATGCTTTTGGCTATAAAATCAATTGCAGTAAACAGTGCAAGCTCTGTTAGCCTAAACCGCTGCTCGGCGGCGGAATAACTATCATCAAAGCTGTTGTCATTTTCTTGAGGTTCTGCTTTAATTTTTTTGCGAAAAAAACTAAAAATATTCAAAATATCACCACCTTATATGCTGATAGCTTTAAAAAATTTCTCGAAATTGTCTGTTGAAATAGGCTGGCTTTGTCTGAGCAAATCTAATTGTGTGTATGCCGCTACAAAAGCCATAAAGCCGTCTGTTTTTCTTGACTTTGGCTCAATTTTCCCGTAGCTGATATTGCCGTTTTTATCCTCTATTGCCGATGTATTGTTAGTGTACCAACGCATTAATGCCGAATTACCCCACACGATTTTGTGATTAGCAAAATCAGATGCTATCAGCGGAGCTACAAGCATTTTGTCTGACGGACGCACGAGTTTTAAGTTATTAAGCCCCTTGCGGTCACACTCAAATCCACACTCCAATAGAGGACTTTTGAGCAAAGTGTAGCGGTAATTATCAAGCGCTCCTGCTATGATGTTGTAGTGCTTTTTCTGTTCTTTGAGCCATTCTGCAACAATTTGTGGCGGTATTTCTGCACCATCAACTCGTTGTAGGTCAGGCTGTTTATCATACGGAAATTTAATTCTGCTGAGGTCAGCGGATTGTGAGCAATACCACGACATCGGTTTCCAAACAATTTCGTTATCAATCATAAACAGCAAACCTGCTCCGAGAAAATCTGTTGTTTTAGTGTAGTCAAGACCAAATACACAAGTTTTGCCTTCCAAATCAGGCAGCGGTCTGTTAGTTGCTTTAATGTTTTCCCACGCTGTGACCGGGTGCATTTCTGTACCTTTGGGGATATTCATACGCTTAGTCATAAAAGATGAATTGTTTACTTTGTCACGCTTCCAATCCTCAAATTCCTTTTGAATTTCTCTTAACAAATTTGGAAAATATTGCAACGACGGATTTGCTTTGTACCAATTTTCTTGCTCATATACCTCTTTTTCGTTGTCTAACCTGCATATGAAATAAAGAGTGCCGTTGTCAGGTGCATCACCATTCAGCACTTCAAGACCTGCGGCAAGCTCGTTGTCAAGTGGCCCGTCCCGAACATCTCCCATAGTTGTAATTGTTGTTCTGCGTGGCATAGCTTTTTTACCTAGGCCTGTTGTGAAAACATCAATAAGCTTATAATTTTCGTATGCATGTTTTTCATCAAAGTCGACTTTACCGGGTCTGCCTCCGTCTTTCGTTTTGCTGTTTGAAGTTCTGTATCTGATTGTTGAATTAGTCTTTATGTTTGTAATCTCTGTTTTGTTCCACTTAAAATGCCGCTGCATTTTTGTAGAATTGTTTTCCAAAATTTCGTAGATGTCATTAAAGGTTGTGCTTGCTTGCTCTTCTGATGTTGCACAAATGTCAATATCGTAATTGCGTATGCCGTTGACAGGCGTGAGCAGAGCAAAATCTTCAAATGCAAGATAGCCGTTTTTTCCTGCGCCTCGCCCGACCACACAAACTAAATCGGGAAATCTTAATACACCGGGCGCGGAATATGTGCAATTATGCAGAATAAAACAAAACTTTTCCCATGCAAATAATTCGTATGGAAAATATTTCTGTAGAGCAAAATACTTTTCAACCTGCTCACTGTCAACATAGACTTGCTCATTTTCGAATACTTTTTCTATGAAATTTACAAGCTGTATTTGCTCTTTGCATACACGATATTGACCGCTTTTTACTTGCTTTATGTAATCGTCAAGGTATTTACAGTTCGTCATTTACATCACTTTCGACCTTGTCAATTGATAGCCCCATTTGCGAAAGAATCGCAAGTCTTTGCTTGTTGTACATTATTGAATTTTTCACTGACGGATTGTCTTTAGTGTATTCTTTACCTGTCGAGGAAATTGCCTTGTATGACAAGCCGTTTTTCTTGATGTCAGCTTGCATTTGTCGTTCAAGTTTAGTGTAGAAAATGTAACTTTCGATTAAGTCACGATACACATCAATGTCTGCTCCTTTTAATGTGAGTTGTTCAATTAAGCTTTCCTTGATTTTTGCCATTTTAACTTGTGCCATTTTATTGCTCCTTTCACAAAAATTTCTCGTGCGTGTGTGCGAGGACAAATTGTCTACCCTGTACACCGTTATCCATACGCTTGAGGTAAATGCGATTTTTGACCCCGGGGGTGCTACCATTTCTCGGAAAATTCTTCTGAAAAAATTTTTCCTTGCAGTTTGTGATGCTCTTTGTAATGACAATCTTTGCACAAACATTCAAGATTGTTGATGTCAAGAGCAAGATCAGGTCTTGCTTTAAGGTACTTCTTGTGATGCACCACTTCACAGGGGCTATATTTTCCTACGGCTCTGCACCGTTCACATTCATCGTGCTCCATTGTACGCTTTTTATCTCGCACTCTTTGCCAGTCAGCAGTTAGATAGAACCTGTATGTTTTGCCGGCTTGTATTTGTTGTATTATCCATTCTGTTGTTACATTTCTTTTTATCATTTTGCAAATAAATAAGCCGCTGCATTAACAGCGACTTGATTAACTTTGTATTTTCTTAGGTTTGCTCAATTATATTCTAACACACCCTTAAGCGAACAAACGAACAACTTTGCTTAAATTTACCATTCGTAGCGATTGCACATCATACGCACTCCGTCCTCTGTATTCCCTCCGCCCATAATGAACGCTATTTCTTTCCAAGAACGCTTATCACGCAAATGCAAAATTAAGCAGCTGCCCTCTGTTGTTTCAGCTGGTATACTACATATTGCAACAGCTCTTCTCTTTTCTGTGTTGTGTAATTCGTTTCGAAGGTCAGCTATTTGGGGCACTATCTTGTCAATGCTCCCTGACGCACTTGCTCCGTTTGCAACAGTAATGTTTGAGGTAATGTGCGTTACCTCTGCTTCAAGAGTGGCTATCCTGACTCTGTAATTACAGATATTGTCACTCATTTCTCTAATTTGTTTTAGATTCATTTTTTGACTCCTCCGTGCAGTCAACTGCATTATTGCAGATAATATTGCTTAATCGTTGAGCGAAATGAAATGATATTTATGTTTTTCCTCAAATTTAAGCGGATTATATACTTTGCAAAATTTGCCGCTAAAATAGCGTTTTTCTTTTTTCTTAACTTCGCAATAACTATTTCTATAATATTCACAAGTAGCACAACATCTGTGCTTTTGCCTGTATTCATTAGGTGTCATTATTAATCATATCCTTTCTGCGGTATTTGTGATTATCGATTGCCAAATAGGTAAAATAAAAAGACGCTCCAGTGAAGTCATTAACCCACATTTCGTCACGCACAAGATAATAGCCTTGTGGAATTTGCAAAGCCTCACCTTTTTCAAGTTTTTTGAATTCACGCTTTTTGCCCTCTGTTACCGTAACTGTAGGTTTTGTAAGATTGCGAGAAGTCTTGAGCCTTTTAGTGCCTGTTACATCTTTGCGTATGTATTTTGCAAGGTCAGCAAAACTGCCGTCTTCGTACAATGGTGTGAGATTAATTCCGTTGCTCCACTGCCACATCTTCATGGCTATGTCTTTTACACAATCCTCAATGATTATGTGCAAATGCCAGTTGCTACCACGCTTGCCACATTCACAAAAACCAATATACTTGAACTGTACGCCTTGCTTTTTTGCGTGATATTTAATGCGCTTAAAAAAATTGCTTACAATCTTTTCAAATTCTTCTTCTGTGAAATTTTTATACGGTGCCGAAAATCTTACCCACCAATCGCCTTGTTTGAAATTTGCAAGAATTAATCTCTGTGTATGCTGTTCACCTCTTATGCGATTAGCCTGCGCCATCTTTTCTGATGTGATTGCTCTGTTGATACTGCGTGACATATTTTTCTTGTTACGCTTTCTCAAACTTTGATAGTATTTAATTTCAAGCATTTGTCCTGATTGGATCTCACATTTGTATGTAAACATATTTAAACTTCCTATTATATATGTAAAAACAGTTTTCGTCACTTAATTAATTACTTGAGCAGGATATGCAGGGGCATTTCAGCCCCTGCGATTTTCATTTGAAATATTCAAGATATGATTTTGCAATGCCTTTGCAATTTTCGGATTTTACAGGAACTCTATGTGCAACAACATTAAGATTATCGCAATCAAGTTCTTTGTATATTTCCGCTGCTCGGTTCTCTTCTGTGGATTTATAGAATTTAAAAAGCAAATCTACAAAAGGTATATTGCCAAAGCGGTCGAAGAAGAGTTTTTCATTTTGTGTAAGAGCTTGTACACATTTCTGCTTATACTCTTCATCAGCTTCTGCTTTTATAAATAATTGATTATATACATCTTGTTTCGTGAATAAGTCAATAATCTCGACAGCTGTTTTTAATGCATCAGTATCTTTGTTATTAATTTGATGTGCAAGTTCTGTAAGTTTGCAAGATGTTTCTCTCGTTCGTTTAATCCATTCACGGTGCTCAATCTCTGCGAAATATGTTTCTGTTCTGAATCGTCTGTATTCGCTCAATAACTTGTATTTGACCTGCACACAACTTTTAGCCGAGAGCAAGCCAATCTTGCCACAGCTGTATATAGCTGACATCGACAGCACAAACCAACGATTGTATGTATCAAGACTGTTTATTATATCTGTATCAATTTCACCTGCAATAAAGCCGACTGCGAGTTTGTCGAGCGCACTTAGTGTATCAAAGCTGCTCTCTTCTGCAATTTCTTCATCTTGAATTTCTGCTTTTTCATTTTTCATTGTTATTCTCCTAAATTCAGATACTTGAGAATTTTATCCTGCGCTTTCTTGTAGCCGAGCGGCTCTGCGTACTTAAAAACCAGTACCTTTTCCTCTGCCATCGTTTTTATTCCGTCCTTTCTTCCTGTATATTTTTCGTAGCAGTTGCACACCACTCCTCTGCTCCTCGCTGAGCAGCGTGTAAAATGCCTGCAATTCTCACAGCTTTTCATCTTCTCTGTCCGCCTTTAGCTTTATGTACTTAAGCAGTACAGCCGAGGCTTCCTCCCAGCCATAGCAAACAAGCGCCAAATTGCCCTGCTCTCTCAGTCTCTTTATCCATTTCCGCTGCTTTTCAGTCGCTTTGTTGTTGCCCACCTTGAGTTCAATGTAAAGTGCGTGATATTTCCCCCTCGATACAGGCAAACACAAATCAGGCACACCGGCTCTCACACCTTGCCTTTTAAGGTTAAATGCCTCTTTCTGATTTCTCTTGCCACCATTTGGTACATGATACAGCAAGTCAAGCTGCGGATAAGTATTTCTCGCATACGCAACCCAGTTGAATAGCTTAATCTGCTCATACGCCTCATTTGTCATTCAAGCACCTCCAAATCGCCAAGATAATCAGCCACAATTCCGTATGCTATCACCATTCCTTCGCTTATGTAATAATGTTTGTCCTTTCTGCTTTTGCTGTCATTATATCCGCTCATCTTCTCCTGTTCACTTTCTATGCGTTCGGATATTTCAGCTTTTAATTCGTCAAGGGTCATTAATTTTCACCCTCCAGTCTTCTTTCAAGCCGCTCAATCTTTTTATGTTTCCATTCATTCACTTCTTTATCACATTGAAACATCATCTTGCATTGTTCAAGCATAATTTCAACATCTGCCATTTCTTCAAAAATATTATCAACAGATTTCAAATTATCTTCAAGTGATATTTTTTCTTTAGTATAATTTAATCTTACAATGCTTTTACACAAAGCCTGCGACAATTCAGACAACTCTTCGACCGTCTTTATCATTTGATTTTCCACACCGTATGTATTGATTGCTTTATACATAGTCTCTTTTGCTGTCAATCGCTGTCCGCCTCACTTTCAAGCCATTTTCTAATAATTTCTTCATTTCCAAGACATGGAGCATCACAATTTTCGCAATAACAATGACAAACATTGCTATTTAATGTGTCGAGCATAATATCAAGCATAAATTGTGTCATTTGCTCTTTGCTCATTGATTTGATTTTTTCAAAGTTATTCATTGCGCAAGTTCCTTTCCTTTTTTCTTTCCTCAATTCTTTTCTTGTGTTCTGCTTTCTGACTCAACCAAATCACTCTCCTCAATCGGCTGATTCCAACATTCAACGCAGTTACGGTCTTTTTTGCAATCAGCTAAACTCATCAGTCCTAAGTTATACAAACATACACCTTTAGGTAGTCCAGTATCATTAAGCAAAGCATTTGGATAATGTTTCAAAAATTCACTCAAATATGTTTTTGGTGGATGTTCGTCTGACCATTTCTGAACGATTGCGATTGCTTTTTCGGGATAACACATTTCAAAACTTGTACACGATAAATTTTCAGATGTTCCATTGTTTCTACCACACAAAGGACAGTCACGACAGTCAAGTTCGCATGTTCCACCTTTGCGTCTTTTCGTCATTCTTCGCTTTTCGGCGTAATAATTCTCTGTTTTTGTACAATCAATCATTTTCTTTATCCTCCATTCTCTTTTCATTCACAACATCTGATATAATCTTTCCTGCACGCACTAAAGCTGTGTATTCGCCGTAGCTGTAATATGTGTTATGTATTTTGTTATACTTAGCAATCTCAAGACATACCAAATCAAGATGATCAAGTTTTTTCCGTTTCATATCATTTCTCCTTAAAAAAGAGCAGCCGCACCTGCTCCGGCAGTAACATTATGCAAGTCAGTATTATATTTTAGGAAGAATAATCAACGAAAGTTGTACTTTCTGATATATAGTAAAGCCGTGCGGAGCTTACTAACTGATTAATTAAGATTTGCAATAGTATTGCTCAAGAAGTTTTGTGCAATCTGCTTGAGCTTTTCACCTTGCGCCGAATTTGTTTCACAAATTTTCTCAACGCTGTTAATAAACTTTTTGAGATGTGATTGTAACTCGTTGAAGTAAAGAGTTGCTGTCACAAGGTCAGCATCTGCATTTTTGTCAAGCTTGATTGCTAACTGCTTTGCTTTATCAAGAGCGGCTTGTCGTTCTTTTTCAATAGATTCAAGCTTTGCTTTGTAGTCTTTCTCAAGAGTTTCTTTCACACTTGATTTTGTTTTTTCTGTAGCTTGTTTAACGGCTTCTTCAACAGCGTTTTGTTTTTCTCTTTCAAATGACGCTTTTAAGCTGTTTATTTTGCTTTTTGCCGCTGCTTCAATTTGCGCTTGCGTTGGTTCTTGTACAGCAACCTCAACAGGCTTGCTTTCAAGTTCTTTAATTCGTTTGTGCAATAACTTGTTTTCCTCTGCGAGATTTTGTTTATCTGCTTGTAACGATTTCTGTGCGTTGTTGCTGTCGTTAAGCTCATCACCGAGAAGAGCAAGCTGTTCGCCTTGCTGCTTGCTTTTTTCAACAAGTTCTTTAATTTCTTTGACCGACATACCAGCAAGGTCATTTTCTGCTATAATTTCAGCTCTGTCTACTGCACATACTTCTGTAAGTAATTGCAATTTAGTAATGCCGAGCTGTGCATTTGACTGCAAAACCGTACCGCCAAGCTTTTCGTATGTGCTGATGTAGTTGTATGCTTGTCTGCGTTTAATGCCACAGGCTTTCTCTGTGTATGTATCAAATGTTTCAAAACCGAGCGACTCATATAAATGCTTATCTCTCATAAGCTTAAGATTTTCGCACAAGCTCAGCATTGCATTTGCGGCCGTTTGCTCTGCTGCGATAATTTTTTGATGAGTGCTAAGTGCTGACATTGTATCTGTTGACATTTCAGTGATGTTGAAATCAGCTATACTCATTATGCTGCTGTTGTCTGACATTTTTCTTTACTCCTTTTCAGTGGTTCTATTTTTGTTTTGTACCACTTATCCATAAAGTCTTTAACTTCTTTTGGATACGCACAATTTCTCAATCCTCTGCATTGCTCAATTTCATAAGTCATGGGATTAAGCTCAAGCGTAAAATATGGTTTGTCTTTTTCGCTTGTCTTGCGGATAAAAAGTATAATTGTACTGCCAACGGCAACTCTTTTTGCGTATGTCGCTACACAATGGCATAGCGTTTTGCCTTCGTTTTTTAGGTCATTGTGTCTTGACGGTGGCATAATACAATAGTTTTTATCCTCATAGCTATATAAATTGCTATAAGATTCGTATTGTCGAGCAATTTGTGGAAGTTCTGCATTTTTAAGTTCTTTATCATTGATTATGCTGTATGCTAAACCATGTGCTTGCTCTAAGTCCTTAGGGAAAAGCACTTCTGAATTTGACAAGTCATATTCAAGCAAAGTAGCATTTCTAATGTAGTCTTTATAATCACTAAAAAAATGCCGTCTTGGATCCCACCAGCTGCCTTTATCTTGGCTTGTGCAATTTTCGCTTTCCCATCTGCGGAAAAATTGACAAAATTTTCTTAGAGAACTGTATTCTAAAATTCTTAACATATCATTAACATCACAGCCGATCATTGAACGAATTGCAAAAAATTCTTTTAACTCTTCAATGTCAATTTTTCTGCCTGCTTGTTTATACGCTTTGTTCCGTCATAAATCAAAAATCTTATGTCATATCCTTGTTTGTTTTGAGCTCTAAAGCGACATACATCATATACTTCAAAGACTTCTGATATATCTTCTTTACATCTGACTTTGAACTTCATCTTTGTTTTCCCATTCTGAAATAACTTCTTTCATATATTCGATAATGTCATCAAGTTTCTTTTCATCCATCCTATCGTGAATCAATAATGCTTCAAACATATCTGCTTGAACACCTGTTTTCCAACCGTTTTTATAAACTGCAACAGTTAAATAATTTAAATGTCCTGCATAATCAACAAAAAAAACAGGCTTTTTATTTATATTATCACTCTCTGCTTCACTGCAGTTAAATTCCAATGCAAGTGCCATAATCTCAAGCACTTTTTCTTTTATAGATTTTTTCATATAAATATCTCCTTTTAATTAATTTTTTATTGCGTACTGTCAGCGTTTTTCTTCTTTTGCACTTAAAATGTAGTTAATCTTAGACTTGCAAGCCTTGATGTTCTCGACTGTGGGATTTTCAAGCAGTTCTGCCATATCAATAAGAATGTGTGGTATAGTGTCGATAAAATCGGGATTGTAGTCTGTGTTCTCGTAGTCGTAAAGTTTGCGAATACAGCCGTAAAACTCATTCGGCACATCTTTAAAATCGTGCATTTTGCCGTAGATGTCCTTAACCTTGATTTTGCTGTCTTGATTTAAAGTTAATCTTTTCATTTGCTACATTCCTTGCTTATAAAATCTGTAGCACGATACAATGTCACGCAATCGCCGTCAAGGTCATCGTCGTAATACTGTGCTGTCTCATCGCTCATTGCTTTAATAATCACAGCGTAGTAATCTTCTTCCCATTCTTTCGCCGCTTCAATTATTTCATCAAGCGTAAACTTGCCTTTAGCTTTTCGAAGTTTCAGACACCAGCGCCCCGAAGCATCGTATCCGCTTTCGATTGTTGTCCCTTTTTTCATCTGTTACACCTCCTTAATTTTTCGCTGCGTATTTGCAGCAGCGGATAAACTTTTTACAGTTGTTCGCCACACGCTTAATGCCTGTCGCTCTGTTGTTGAGCTTGTGCCTGTCAAGGCTCTCTTTGACTTCTGCGACATAATTCAAAATGTCCTCGAGCCTTTCAGCCGTAACGGTGTCAAGTCCCTGCAAAGCTATGACTTCGCCGTCTTTAATGCAGATTTGTAAGTTTTCAAGCTTACTCATATCCGTTTGCTCCTTTCTTGAGATTTTCGAGCAATTCACGCTCTAT